GTTATCCTTACTTTCTAAGCACTACAAGAACACGCTCCGGTGGCTATCATCAAAGCGTAGGCAGTGATGCCGTACTGTTTGAACTAGACGGCAATTTCTATAACCAACGCTATCCTGGACGGGCAGTAGACTATTGGAACAATAGAAATCCCTCGCAAAGCCATCATAGAGAACACGAAGCTGAAGATCGTATATTCAGTAGGGATCCTGCTGTACCTGCTGCTATTACTCGAATGGATGTTTATGTCAGCCTGGAAGCTGAACCTGATACTCTAGCTCGTGTTAGAAAAATAGCGTTACTAGCCAAACAGCGTGGTATACCCGTCAGATTATTCACCGACGCTGATGCTTGGCGTCTAGGCGATGAACGCAAACAAGTTGACGTCAGTATATTACGCGGTCAAGAACCATCTAGAAAAAACTATCCCAGTCGTAGGTATCTCAAACGCTGGATAGAACTGATCAGTGCCAATAAAAAATCACAGTTAAGTAAAGAAGCAGATAGCATTCGTTATAACTTAATGTATACATACGACAAAGCCAGTGCTGCTAAAAGCCTAGACAATGACCTAAGCAACGCTCGTAAGCCCGACAGCAGTGATCGCCCGGATGTGGTTAAGATAATTAAGTATATGCAGGCCAATCAATTACCCACAGTTCAAGCGTTAGTTGATCATCTTGCTGAGAAATGGAAAGCTATAAGTGCGAGTAAATGACTTATTTGAGGATGATCGTGAGCACAGTCAGGCCTTACAACAAACTGGGTTCTGGGGGCGTCGCGGTGCTGGCTGTATTATACTAGCACGAGACACTGGTAGATTTTGTATAGCACATCGTAGTTCCAAGGTAGAACAACCTGGTACTTGGGGTACTTGGGGTGGTGCTATTGATGAAGGTGAAGATCCTGCCCGTGCTGCTCGAAGAGAAGTTGCAGAAGAAGCCGGATATACTGGTGCAATGAAAATGGTACCGTTGTATGTGTTTAAGCATAAATCAGGGTTTACTTACTATAACTTTCTAGCCATAGTTGAGCGGGAATTTCAGCCAAGACTAGATTGGGAAACACAAGGTTATGACTGGGTAGAATATGGTGCGTGGCCTAGTCCACTTCACCCTGGCTTACAGGCTGTGTTATCAGATGCTCCGAGCCGGGACATCATGCGTCGTGCCACACCACAGCACCCGCAGCGTGGACAACATTATCCCAGTATTGAAACCCACAGCCTCACTAAACCACCCAAAACAGAAAGTACCATATCTGAAAAACAACCCGCTGAACCAGAAATAGCAGTGTCACCAAGCACTATCCATCGTACCCAACAATACCGAGGTCCCATTGACCAAGACCGAAGATCGTTAAAACACTATTCCGACCTCGGGTCTGCTATAATCAACACTACACTACATCATCATTATAGAAATCAAGGCCATGACGAAGATCAATATGGTCATATCCAACGACTTGATAATGTGTTAAAACAATATCAACTAAAAGAGAATATCAAGGTATATTCAGGGATACCAGAAAGTCCAGGCAGAATATGGGAAAAATATCACGCTGATGTCACAAAGCCAGTGCGTGTTCATTTACCAGCATATACTAGCACAACTACAGATTTTATAATAGCCTCTGTAAGTTTTGCCAAACTTGACTATACAAACTATAATAATCACAAACCTCGAAATATACCTAAAGGAAATCTAAAACTTTATCCAATAGGTGTGGTAAGTAAAGGCGTCAAGGAAGTATATAATGGATATCAAATCCTACATATTACAGTACCAGCAGGGTACTCGGCACTGAGCATGAATAAAGTCAGTGTGCATGATTCAGATGAAAAAGAAATATTACTACCACGTGGTCTTGACATTGAAATAGAACCAAATCCCTATGTTAAAACTACACCTAACCTACCAGTTGTAGTATGGTTCGCCAAGGTAGTAGGACATAACCCAGTGGTGATTAAAAAATGAGACTGCATGAGTTTTTAACAGAAGGTGGTTGGACGACCACTGTGACTCAAAATACTGTAATAACTCCTGCTGTGGTACGCAGCAGCTTGGCTGTGATGAATCAATTTGTTCGCGAGTTCAATCGCTATCTCAAAACTAAAAACTTACCAGAAGTTAAAATGGGTCGCCCTACTGGCAGCAGTGCTTATCATGCTGTGGACGATCCTGACAAAATCTACGGCGACATTGACCTACAAATGATTGCTCCACAGTTAGAGCCTGGTAGCCAAAGTGCCTACGGCGGATTTTGGAATAAACTGGCACACAGTTTTATTATGGAAACTAATCCAGAATATGTTGATGCCACTGAAAGTAAGATCGGGCATCCTATATTAAAAATCGGTGCCGACCAATTTGTACAAATAGATTTCATGTGGCACACACCAGAACTCAGTAGTTGGGGAGCAGCTCGTGTGACTCCCGAACGCGGAGTAAAAGGTTTGTTGTTTGGCAAAATGTTCAGTGTGTTTGGCGAAATGCTGGGTATGAGTATACAACATGCTGGTGTGCAATATAAGAGCGTCAATGGTGAGCGAGTACCATTTAGCAAACAAAAGGGTGTTGAGATCAACACTATCAGTAGCAATCCTAAAACTTATATCGTAGACATACTGCGTTGGATTGCTGCTAGACAAGGTGTCAAGCGTGTAAAAATTGATCCTATGTTGGCACAAAACTCAGGTACAGACATCGACGATGTACGCATACAGCGACTGGTGCGTGGTGTAAAAGGTTTCGCCGCCAGTGCTGAAGCCAATGGATTATTTGGACAAGGTGATCTAGCCAATTACAGCAGCGCAGATGATTTTATTACCAAGTTTGTACAACAATATCGTGCCGAGTCGGAAGCAGAGATGGCCAGTGCCAAACGCGACAAGGCCGCTACACCTGCTGCCATTGCCAGAGCAGAAGCCGACCGTGAAAAGATTAGAACTGGTTTAGCTACAGTAATGGGCTACTTCAGCGAAGGTATTGAACTTGAAGAAGACTGGCCTAAATGGTTTGCCACCGGCCTAGGTGCTGCTGCTATGGCCACAGGATATGCTCATAAAGCCGGCTATGAAAAACCACAGCCTGCTTATGATATACCTCCTGCACAAGTAGCACCAGCGCAGCGTCCACAAACTGCTCCTGCACCAGTGCCACAAGCCAAGGCTGCTCCTGTTGTTAAACAAGCAGAACCAGAAAAGCCAGTGGCAAAACAATTACCGCCTATAGAAAAATCTACGGTAAAAAATAAAACTATTAAATTAGAAAACCCCAAAGCCAATCAACTTGCACAACGAGCACAAAAGTCTGGTATCAAAGGCATCGAACTAGCACAGTTTCTAGCACAAATGGAACATGAGAGTTGGGACTTTAGGAAGATGAAAGAAGTTCCGCAGGGCAAAGATTACTTTAAGCGGTATGATCCCAAACACGCACCACGCACTGCCCAAAAACTAGGCAATGTTCGAGCCGGCGACGGCGAGCGTTTTAAGGGTCGTGGGTTCATACAATTGACCGGGCGTGATAACTATCGTGCTGCTAGTCAAGCACTGGGCATTGACTTATTGAAGAATCCTGACCTAGCAGCGAGACCAGACATAGCAGCAGAAATTGCTATATGGTATTGGTTTGAGCGAGTACGCCCTGGTGTAATGGATTTTGCCAATACTGTGGCCGTAACGAAGCGTATCAATGCTGGACTTGCTGGCATTGAAGATCGTCACGAAAACTTCAAATATTACTTAAAGTACATGCGATGAGAGCCTGGGAATTTATAACAGAAAACTTTGCTGATGGCAAGGTAAAGGGAAAGAGTAGACCCGGGCGAGTTAAACGGGCCGGAGCTAGTTGTAAAGGGTCAGTCACCGATTTACGTTCTCGAGCCAAAAAGTACGGTGGCGAACGGGGAAAAATGTATCATTGGTGCGCCAACATGAAGTCAGGAAAGAATAAATGAATTATCCAGGAGTAAGTTGTTATTGTAGCACATATGGTCGAGTTCATACATTAGAAGAGGTATTAGAATCATTTTTGCGTCAGGATTACCCAGGTCCCAAGGAACTTGTTATCTTAAACGACTGTGTCGATCAAGAATTAGAATTTAGACATCCTGAAGTTAGAATAATTAATCTCAGTCAAAGAATAAAACCATTGGGTAGAAAATTTAATACCAATATAGATTATTGTAAATTTTCAATAGTGGCTTGTTGGGAAGACGATGACATATACTTGCCAAATCATTTATCTACTGCTGTTAAACTTATGAATAATGGAGTATTCCACACCGGTAATGCCTGGTATGAAGAAACCAGTCAACAATTTATCTATACTGGAAATTATTATCATGCTACTCATGTTTTTACCAAAGAATTATTTGAACTTGCTGGTAAATATCCAGAAATAGATAATTGTACACTAGATATCGGGTTAATGGGCAGATTACAAAATGTTGTAGGATCGTACACTCAAACTTTATCAGCCGAACAACTTACTTACATATATAGGTGGGGGACAGCAAATTGCTATCATGGCAGTGGTTGGGGGACGCAACTAAATATCAGTGACGAAGCAGAAAATGTAGTAAGAAACCAATTAATTGATGGAAAAATACCAAAAGGTCATATAAGACTCAGGCCTTACTGGAAATACGAGTACCAAAAAATAATACAATTTAAGTTGGCCCAAGAATGCACAATTACTTAGATCAAAACATCGCCTATAATAAGACACTAGCTCCAGAAGCATTTCGTGGCGTTAATCTTAGATCAGAAGTTAGGTATAAATTGCTACAATCGGCACAGCAGTTCATTGATTATCTAGAAATTCCCAATTTTAAATTATTAGATGTTATACTAACTGGCAGCATGGCTAACTTTAACTATACAAAATTCAGCGACTTTGACGTACATGTAGTGACAAGATACCGTGATTTAGACTGTGACGATCTGGCTGAAGCATTTTACCAAGCTAAAAAGAAGATATGGAATGACGATCATGATGTAATCGTGCGTGGTCATGAAGTAGAATTATATGTGGAAGATATCGACGAACCTCCTATTGCCGGAGGTATATATAGTCTATTAGATGATTCTTGGGTCAAAGAACCGACTTATGAACCGCCTAGTATTGATGATCAAGCTGTGAATCATAAAGTAAGTGACATTATTTTACGTATCCAAAAAACAATACAGTCCGCCGACGAACCAAACGATATACGCAGATTACTTCATAAACTCAGAAAAATGAGACAGAATGGTCTAGATGCCGACGGCGAATATAGCGTTGAAAATATTAGTTATAAGATACTTCGTAACTTAGGATATTTAGATAAGTTAAGTAAGGCTATTAAAGATCAACAAGATGCCAACTTGAGTCTGTGATGCCTTGGTACATACACGTTTATCATTTTAGCCTACTATTTTTGCTCCTGGCCATTGCATATTACATAGGAATAACAGCGTCTCTGACAGCTTATTTTATTCTTGGATTATTTGCACTTTATTTAGGTAAATAAATTTATGAAATTAAGTGATATAGTTAAGGAAGCAGTCACACCTGCACAACAAGCGGCCATTGCTATTGCAATGAAAAAGGCTGGAAAAAAACCTAAAAACGAAGGTGTTCCGGGTCCTAAGTTTAGAGGCCATTTTCGAGGCAAGGACCGCCCGCCGGTTGGTCGACGGTTAGTCGGCGAAGAAATACAAGCCGGTGATCGTATACGAACTGTAAACATGAGTCAACGTGGAATAGTCGAAAGCGTAGAACTATATAGACCTTTCGGAGAACTAGCTGTCTACTTTAGAGACAGCAACAATCAACTGTTACGTACACCACTTAGTAATGTGGTTCGTATTCCTATGGGTGAATAAATGGACAACAACGATCTACAACCCTATCACAGATTACAACATAACTGCAATTGTGGTTGTTTCCATCACTGTGGTAGAGAATGTTCCACTGACGGATGTAACTGTATTAAATGCACTTGCAGTGACTGCCAAGACCAACATATAATATTAAGTAATAACTAATGAGTTTTTTAGTTTGTAATCTCCCTCCTGTACATTGTTGGGTTAGGCGAGAATACCTTTATAATTTTGAACGTGGACATGGTGAATACGAACCTTGTATTTGGGTCACCGCCAAAAGCCTGCGTGGACAAGCCTTACGCATAGAAAGCTATCTACCTGAATATGGCGCTCTTTACGATAAACTACCGATCAGTGCTTATGTCAGCAGAACAGACAACCTTGATACCAAAAACTTTTTACCCTTAGACTACTTACAAATCTGGGACTGTTTTAGTCATAATATGGCAGTGGTACAAAAAGCATTCTTATCTAATCTTAGTTGTCGATTCTATGCAAAGGATCGAAAATTTTATCCGGGTGAATATTTGTTTACCATTGATAACGCTTGCCCGGATAGCAATATATTGGATACTACTTACAGTGAATGGCCCGAAGATCATAAGAGCTTCAATATCATACAAATGGCCAATGGACAATATGCTGCACAACCAAATAATCGTTGCATCTTTTTAGATGCTGCCAGTAATCCACGAGAATTAAAATTTCCCGACTTCCAAGTCTGTCAGGTTAAATATAGAGTAGAGACTGATCCCAAATGGGCCTTAGGTGACAGTCAAACGGTTATGTATGAATAATTCCTTAGGACCGTCCTAGTTAACTAGGCCTAAGGCGTCAGGCGGCTGCTGCCTTGTAGACCCAACCTCCGCTACCACCCTGGGTCGGCTAAAGTGAGCACTAACACCTCTTGTAATTTATCAAGCAATCAAGTATACTACATTTTTAATCAAGGAGTTCCGATGAGCGACCGTATGTTCAGTGCTGAGCAAAAAGCCAAACTCACACAAATTATCAATGAAGGCATTCAAGTAATGACCGAAATTGAAGATCTCAATGCTGGCTTAAGCGACACAATCAAAGCAGTAGCCGAAGAAATGGAAATTAAACCTGCTTTGTTAAAAAAAGCGATTCGTATTGCTGCTAAGAGTAAGTTAGGCGAAACTAACAAAGACAACGAAGAACTTAATACTATTCTGGAGACTGTGGGTCGTACTCTGTGAATGATAATTTTAGGTTTGTTTTTCAATGGATACTCGATGACTATAGATCCAATAAATTAAGATTCGTCATCGAAACTTTATCTTGGGCTATTAGCATTGGTTGTGCTGTGACCATGGCTGTTACTGTGCCTGATCCGCCTTTGATCATACTGTACCCACTGTGGATCTGCGGTTGTGCCATGTATGCCTGGGCCAGTTACACAAGACGGTCATTTGGTCTATTGGCAAATTATCTATTATTAACTACAATAGACAGCATAGGTCTATTTAGAATGGTATCACAATTATGAGTTATGTCGACGCTCTTTACAGTAGGGAAGACAATCGTATCTATGTAGTTGAGCGTATGGATAGTCAGAGAATTTACAAAGATTATCCGGCTAACTATATATTTTACTACGACGATCCTCGAGGAAAATTTAGAACTATCTACGGAACTTCGGTTAGTAGGTTTAGTACTAGAAATTATAAAGAATATACTAGAGAACTTAAAGTACACAGTACTAAGAGATTATGGGAAAGTGATGTCAAGCCAGTTAATCGGTGCTTAGAAGAAAATTACCTAGGACAACCGGCTCCACGTTTACATACGGTATTTTTTGATATTGAGGTAGACTTTGATCCGGTACGTGGCTTTAGTCGACCCGAAGATCCATTCAATCCTATTACAGCAATCAGTCTTTATATGGATTGGCTAGATCGACTGGTTACATTGGTCGTTCCTCCTAAAAGTATGTCTTGGAATAGTGCAGAAGAAATAGTAGCTAAATTTGAAAACTGTTTTCTCATGCCCAATGAAGAAGAATTAGTTAAGACTTTTTTGGATTTGATCGACGATGCCGACATACTAAGTGGTTGGAATTCAGAAGGATTTGATATTCCATATATGGTCATGCGTACCAATCGTATTTTGAGTAAAGATGATACTCGTCGGTTTTGTCTTTGGGATCAATTTCCTAAGCAACGTACATTTGAACGATTTGGTGCAGAACATATCACCTTCGACTTAATTGGTCGTGTGCATATGGACTATATGCAACTATACAGAAAATATACCTATGAAGAACGTCATAGCTATAGCTTAGATGCTATCGGTGAACACGAACTTGACGAGCGTAAAATACAATACGAAGGTACGCTAGATCAACTTTATAACAAAGACTTTGCTACTTTTGTAGACTACAATCGTCAAGACACTGTGTTATTGGCTAAACTAGATAAGAAGTTACGATTTTTAGATTTAGCCAATGAATTAGCACA